ATTTGTAATCTTCGCTTTCTTGTACGGCATAGGCTGTCAAAAAAGCTCCTTTTAGATGCAGGTAAAGAGGTTTTGATTCTTTAGACTTAAGATCTTTTAATATTGATTTGTGTTCTTCAACCGAATAGATATCTTCTTCATTCATGCTTAGGACAAAAGCTGAGCTTTTTGCCACCCAATCATCTGTAGAATTTTCTACCTTAACGTCTCCCTTGCCTGCTTTTCTTACTCCAGACTTAGAATCTGCTGGTTGATTAACAAAAGAATATTCTTTAAAAGAAATATCCTGCATATCCACAAAGGCTAATTTACCCTTGTAAACTTGACCCCTCTTATACTTTGCCAATTTTGGTCTTCCATCTGAAGACTCAGCGGCAAGATCTTCCCCGGTTATTGAGCAGACTGCTTTTCCTGCTCTTCCACCAACTGAACCAGTTAAGTATCTTTTATCTAAAACCTTTTGAATTGCAGCTGGATCTGTTATTGCAACTTGCAATCTAACAAATGAAGAACCGTCTGCCTCTTTATCCATCTTTGCGGCCATGACCCTGCCAATTGGCTCAGAGTTTAAATCATGATTAAGGATAATTGGCTTTGGATACGGCTCAACCCATGACTGGAGAGCAGCTTCAAGTGCTTGAGCTGAATAGTTATTGTAATTAGCTGTTAATCCGTTCGTGGATTGCAGCAACTTCGATTATTAAACCTTTGTTTAAATTTTCTGATTCAGAAAAATTAAAATCTACATCAGAGAAATCTGGAAGTTGAACCTTGAAGGTCTCCACAAAATTAAAGGCCATTTATATCTCCATTTTTAAGAACTATACGTATAGTAAATTTCTTTTTATAACATTAAACAATTTTATATAATTATATCAGACTTTTACTAGGTTTTCTAAAATTTCAGAACTTCTTTTATCTCCACTTTTTTTGTACTCTGATAAATGTACTGGAGACATGATATGCGGAGCATATATATAAGAAGCACTGTATAGGGAAAAACCTTTGTTGACTGCATTTGCTGACCAACCAAGATCTTCACCCTGTTGATGAAATGTGTAATCAACATTGTTATAAACATCTTTAGACATCATCTTTGCTGCCATGATTATGTCTGATTTAAAGAATGATCCAATTGGGTAAGAACTTTCCCTATAGGCTAATTCTCCAACATTGCCCTTCCAAGTCATTACGCTTGGAAACTGTTTACCCACCGGGGTCATATACATTAGCGGAGAAACTGCATCTGCTCCAGCTTTAATATGAGCTATTAGAAGCTCTAATGTATTTGGATTCTCTAGCAAAATATCTGAATCTAAACTTAGATAATAATCAGGTTGATATTCTCTAACTGTTTGAAGAATAGAATTTCTTAATGAAATCATATTATGATATTTGGACAACGTCCATTGTCTTCCATTATTTTGGTGCTCATAATGATTAATATCTTGTCTTTCATTCATTATGAACAATGGAATTCTAGGATCCATCTTTTTCCAAGCATGAAGTGCTTGAGTAGTTGCAAGATCTCCAGGAGCGGTTTCAAAAACAAAACCAATATTAGACATATCTAAAGATTGATTAATTACACATCTGATCCACTGTGACAAAATCCAATCTCTTTTATAGATTGGGCATCCTATAATAAGTTTCATTTTTCTTCAGCTATTTTAATCTCTTTTTTTGCTGCTACTTTTACAGGTTCTTTTTCTTCTGTCTTAGATTCTTTTTTTTCTACTTCATCTTTTTTAGGAAGATCTTCTGTCACGGTTGTTGATTCTTCTGGCGAAGATTCTTCTTCTTCTGATTCTTCCATTAAAACTTCAAAGCCTTCCATAAAGGCATCAACTATTTCAACAAGAACTTGTAGAGCGAGTCTTATTTGGTTATTTGCTACAGCTTTTCTAAAGCCTTCAATTGCATCCTCTTCTAAAAGAAATTGTTTTGAAATTTCAGAATTAATCATTAAACTCATTTGTATTTTCGTCCTTAATTAAATTTTCAATTGGATCTTGATGTTCATTTGTGTATACTACATTATAGTCTTTTTCTAGAGCATTTTCAATTGCTGACAACCATGACATATCAGATCTTCTAATATTTGGCGATGTGTTTCTTCCATTTTGATTTGCTGGTCTTACTGCATTACCAGTTCCTCTTCTGTTTGAAGGAAGATTTCTTTGTCCTCTAGGAGCAGAAGCTTGCTTATCTCCATTAGTCTTAACATCTACGGCTCCAGTTGCTTGTGCTTGTGCCTTTGCTGTTATTTTAGCTTGAGCTTGAGATATATCAATCTGAACTCTGCCCTGTATTGAAGGGAATAAATTTTCTTCATCAACTTCAGGATCTAATCCCAACTCTATTCTTGCTTCATCCAGACTAATCAATGAATTAGCATACTTTTGCATTATATGCGTTTCTTTTTTGACTTGAGTATCCACATCAATTTCTTTAAATTTAAAGAAACATCTGTCTGACACGTTATCCTGCGTAGGGTTAACTATCGGATCAAATCCACCTTCAAACAAAAGTTCATTGAATATGTGCAATCTGATCATTTCTGAAAATTGCTTTTGATACTGTTTGACTTTGTCATATAATGCAACGTCTAACCTATCTGTTACTGATCTATTTCCACCATTCATCATCATTCCAAGATGGTGAGGAGAAACGCCAAGACCAACTGCGACTCTTTCTTTAAAGTGCTCAAGATATCTAGATGCATCTAGCGCTTCTTTTCCAGATCCAACAATCTCTATGTCATGTCTATGTGGAAGAATTAATCCACCTTCTGATCTTAGATTTTCTATTTCAGCAGCTGCTCTATCAATTTCATCTGGCTCAGCTGGCTGCTCTGGTGTTCCAATTCTATATTTATATAATGGAAATAATTCTCTATGAACTAAGTTTTGAATATCTTCTTCGATTTGTCTAAGAGCAACAACGTCATCCAAAACAGATGCAAGGAATGGTGTGCCGAAAGCTCTGCCTGTTTTTCTGTCAAGGCTTATATGTATAACTCTATCGGCAGACCAGACTGGATTTTTATTTACAGGAGAATATGTTAGAGGATCAGTCATTTGCTCATATAGTTTTGGCCTATTATGTTTATCTCTCATTATTCTTACTTGTTCAGTAGGAATAAGGTAATAACCAACGATTGGCTCAGTTGCTGATATTGGATTTAATTTTGTTGGAAAATATTCCGATATATCTGCACGTGCTTTAACTATGAAAACATTTCCATATTTAAATAATTGATCTGATACTTCTAATAAGAAATCTGAAAATGGTCTTTTCATTGCCATTTCCATAAAATCTATTCTTTGATATAAATAGGAAGCTGCTTCTGGATTTTCTCCGACAATCTGCCAGCCTTCTTTCCAGAAGAGTTCCTTATATTTATTCAAAGCCTGCTTAACATATGAGTCTGTATCAACAGCTTGCATTATTCTTTCAAAGTCATATGGAGATGGCTCAAATGTACTTCTAGTGTTATACCAGTATGTAGAACCTCTATAGCCAAGTGCCAGGGCGGCGACTTTCATCGCCTTTGAAATACTCTTTACATCTTCTGGCTCTATGGTTTTTGCCACAAAATCAGAATCAGAAAAACCCTCTACTTGACGAAAAGGTATATAATCTTTTAAAGCCATTGTTGTCTCCTATAAAAACTAATTAAAATAGTACTAATTTTAATAGTTTTTATAACTTAGTTTTGTGAGATGCCGGCTTTGTCAAAGGTATTCTTAATAATAAGTCCCTTAACTGATTCAAGCCAAAAGATCGTTTCAGCTTCAGAGAAGTCTGAACGATATGAAAGATTCTTATCACTAATCTTGATTTCAACTACAAATTCTGTTTTTACTGCATTATCTTCACTCATCTTAGTATCCTTTTTGTCTTTCGATTATTGCTGTTAATTGCTTTATTGTAGCTTCTTTTATGATCAACTCAGTCATGATCTGACTAAGCTTTTCTTGAAAGGTTGCTATTATTAGATTGATGTCTAAATTGGAATCGATATTTTGACCTTGTATGTTGTCCATTTGTTTTGGCTTTTCTGTTTCTGTATGAACTACTTTAGACACAATCTTATTCTATCATTGATATATATTTATTACAAAGCGTAATCAAAATTTATTCTAGCGCTGCTAGTCTTGCTTCAAGAGATTCTATTTTTTCATTAAGATTTTGAACTGTTAAGACCAAAGCTGGAACTAAACCTTCATAATTGACGGCCCTTAATTGATC